TTCTTATAGTTTGGTTTGTTCTGAGTCGCTATGAAGTAAGGGTGTAGCTGCTTACGTGAGCGCCTGTATATACCGGGAGGACGGTTGCCACCTCTAGGAGTACCAATAAAGAAGCCGCCGCGAGGGTTGCCTGATAATCCTTTAGAGATCTTCTTAAGGTTGGCTAAGGATACGTTGCCGGATGCGTTGATTTTGACTGATGGACCGGGAACAAAGTAGGAGCCGCTAGGGATTGAGCCATCATTGGGTACACCTTTACCAAAGTATTTCTCGTAACCTTTCTGTGGTCTTGTCCCGCCTGCTGTACCAAAGCGTAGATAGCGTGCGCGGTCTTTACCTTCTGCGTCTTGTGCATAGACCACGGCTATTAGTTGGCGCTTCTTAGATTTCTTTACGAGGAAAGCTTTTTGTGTGAACTTAACAGGCTTATGAAATGCGCCTTGTGTTCCTTTGTTTAAACCTTCTCTAACATCAAAGCCCGTATTATTTAATGCAACGCTGGTAGCGAATGGTAATTGTTTCTTAACTGCTTTGGTGTATGCGTCAGCCTTAGCTGAGTCGAAGTCAATAGTTAAAGCAATACCCATATCTTTATCTTAAGTAAGGGTTAGGAGAGCGCTTGTAATGCATATACCAAGTTGATTCAGATGTTAGTAAGTTTGAATCTATGCGTGTATCTTCTTGTAGATGTTGTCTTAATATCTCGATTCCTATTTGTTGCTCTGGGGTGTTTTGATATGAAACCCATATTCGCCGCCACTCGTCAGCCTCAAAATATTTCATTGTCTTACTGTCTTGTAATAGTAAGTGTAGCAATTAGGCTTCTAGCGGGGTTGAACAAAGTTTAGAAAGGGTTTTGTCGCAAGCTTCTAGGTTATATAAAAGCACTTTAGATGTTGGTGTTTTTCTTCTGTAATGCTTTCCAATTACTAAGATCTTATCTTTATTGCGTAATTTTTGAATTGTAGATTTACCCATTCCTAACGCTTCACATGCTTCTACTTGTGTTACCCATTTAATAGCCATTACTATTGACCGATATATACAAACACTATACTATGCATAAGCAGTAATAACAAGCAGGTTTAAAGCCATCTATGAAAACAAAAACGCCCTTATTTCCTAAATACACGATGTATTGGAATGAAGAGGATCAAACACATAACTTAGAACTTGATGGCCTTGGTGGCGTCCCCGATCCTTACAGGCTTGTGCTAACTGATATTGGGGCTATCCAATTAAAATATGCTTTATGTAATCTGCCTATAAATAAAACTTTTGGGAATTTTTGGGGTTACAAAGACCAGCCTATTGACGAAGGGTTATGGAATTGTGAACTACCAGAGGAAGATGATGTCCTCGTTCAAGTATCTAGCAAAGACGAAAAAGCCTTAAAAGCTGTTGCAAATCACCTAAGCGATCCTAGATGTTGGAGAAATAGTGTGGCATTAAAAGGCGGGGATGTCTTAGAAACAAAAAAACCTAAAAGGAACGAGTGGGGGGGATGGCGTTTAGAAAAAGATTTAGTTGGAAAATATTTCCTTTATTTAGATTCATATCCAATTGATTTAGAAGAAATAAATAGTTGTGCTGCAATGCTTGATTGGATTTTTCAAATTAATAAACATAGCTACTCAAAAGAATCTGTTAAAGATCTAGTAAGAGCTTTTGATGATATTTTCGATCCTCAAGCTAATTGTTGTTCTTATGAACAAGAAAAAAAATTCTCAGGATCAGAACTTGTTAAAAAATATGCGGAGGGTTTAAAAAAATGACTAAAGAAAATAATGAAATTAACTTTCAGAAACTAAACGAGTTGATAACTGATTTAGAACTGAAAGAAGCTATTGAAAACGGAGACATGGGCAAAATTAATTTTTATCTTAAACATATTACTTTTATGCTTAAGTCTTTAACTGAGTTAAACCAAAAAGGTGCAAATACTCAAAAAAAAATATTAGAGAATAATATGAAACAAATTGGTAATACAAACGCTGCTCTTTTATTAATTACAGATCAGTTTTCAAGATATGAGAAATTAATTTTTCATTTAGTTGAAAGAGTAAATGCATTAGAGGAATCTAAAAATGACTGAAAAGAATATTTATCAAAAGCTTTATAAAAATCTAGAAGAATATGAAGAAGAAGTCAAATTGGATAAAGAAAAATATTTATCGAAAATCACATTAGAGGCAAAAGTTGAAAAAGAAATGCGAGAAGTTTTAGGGGGTGAACTACATAACAATGAAACTATGAATTTAATGGTTCAAAAATTAGTCCCAATATTAGACCAATTACCCCAAGAGCCTGTTTTAAATAAATATTTAGTACTTGTTTTAGGTCGGGTTCACCAACGGTTACGCCTTAATGATTCGCTAAACTCCTAGCTTTTTTAAAAGTTGATTCAGTTGTTGATGTTGTTGCAAATGGATATTCTCTAAGGTGGCATTCCAGCGAGTGCCCCATTGCGTTAGACATTGCACCGCTATCAATTCCGTATTTGCTATGTCCTCTTACGCTGTAAGAATGTCTAAACGAATATGTACCCAATTGTTCGTTTCTTGATTCAACCTTTGCTTTTAGAGAACTCCAACACGAACGACGCTCTAAATATTTACGGATTGATTCAGCAACGCCGTTACCTTTAGCAGTTAAAGAAGGTAATTCAAGTAAACCAGATTTGTATAAGGGTAATAAATTCCATTGGGTGTTTTCTATTGGCAGCGGTTCCAATCTTCTAGGTTTTGTGATGCCTCCACCGCTTCTTTTTTCATAGGAGCACCAAAGATATTCTTCATTAGTTTTGTTATCTGTTCTTACATGAAGGTATTTAATTTCAACAGGTCGAAGGCCATATTCAGCAATTAGTTTTAAGGCATTTGCCCATTTGACCCCGGCGGCGGTTGATTGGATTTGTTCAATTAGATTTAGTATTTCTTGATCTGTAATAGGGTCTTTTTTTTGTGTTTTTGATTTAGCTGCTTTTCTTCCTATATGTATTTGTCTATTTGTAGGAGGTGCGGCGTTTTCTTGTTGGTGTTCCGGGGGGCCATTTGCGTATGACTAAATCAATTAAATCAGCGGGGTTCGTTGGTGGATTTTTAGATTCTAATAATTGAACAGCATCAGATAAAACACTTTTGTAATCGTGGTTAAATGTTTTTTGAGTAATTGCGTTTTCGTGCTTTGTTTTGTATTGCTCGAAGTTCTTTAAACACAGTGACCAATCCCGTTCAATTTTGGGTGCATTACCAGAGGCTATTTTTGATGCTGTTTTTAAATCATGCCCCTCAAGGGTGAGGTTATATATTTTTCTAATTCTTATTTCTGCGTCTTTACTTGCTCCGCGCTCCCAAAGGAAATCTAATTTTACAGATTGAGGTTTTGCCCCTTTAGGTCTAAAAAATAACAGTACTTTTCCTCTATGGTCTACAACAGACCAACCTTGCCCAAGTTCTTTAATACCGCGTTGAAAGTATTCGGCCCAATCCCCTGATTTACGCTTAAGTTTTGGCAAGTGTAATCTAGCTGTAATCTAGTGTAAGTATTGCCCACTATTAAACGATAGTCAATAGAGTTATAGCTTAAAAAGGCAGTTACAGCAGGGGTTAGGGTGTTCGCTTTGGGAGCACTAGGTCGCAGGTTCGAATCCTGTCGCCCCGATTGAGATCTCAAGGAATGGGTTTTTCGCTTGTAATCTAGGCGTAATCTAGGGACAGTGAAAACCCTGTTAAAACGGTAATTCGTTTGTGTTTGGTTCGTACTGAGAGCGCACATTTTGCTGTTCTTCTACGGGTTCCCTATAAAGGATGTAGTCAGGCTGATTGTCTTTCTCTTTAAAACCATTCTTAAAGATGGTGTATTTAAAACCGTCATTTTTTCCTGAGAAATATTTCTGACCGTTTTTGGTTTCGTTTAGCCAAAGGCCGGAAAGTTTCTCTTGGTTTTCTCTAGGCATTGTTTTTTAGTTGTTGAATTTCTGGGTGGGTAGCCAACAGATAATTGATACCCGTTGACCATGACCATCCATGATTTGTGCAAAATTTATAACCATCAACAAAATTGCATCTGGTTAGTTTTGTACTTACTCGATGTCTGTTTTTCCATTCGTTATCTTGTGCGTCTACTCCTTTAGGCCGTCTATCTAATCCGACATAAGGGTTATCAAGCTCAGGCGATTCGATATATAGATCACTATGAACAAAATCATTTTTTATTTGTTTCTCTTTTTCTGTCATTTTCTATAAGGCCTCAAGTAATCGTCGATAATGACCTTGTGTTGTTTTTCTTGGATGTAATCGCTAAAACGTCCCTCTGGAGGAATTGGGAATGTTTTTCTGCAATAAAGTTCTAAGTTGTGAAATGTTTTTATGTCTTTTTCATCTTCTGATGTGTTTAACGCATGTAATTGATTAATTATCATTTTCCTTTCTTGCTTAGACAATGAAGGCGGTATTTTATAAGAGTTTAACGGCTGTTCCTTTTTCTGCGTAGGCGTAGTTTTTGAATCTAAATCGTTATTAACAGGGGGTGTTGCCTTTTGCCAATTCTTGTCTTTGTCGTAAAGAGATAAACCGAATTGATCACCGAATTGCATTAAGGCGCGTTTTCTTGCGTCTGACTCTGCCTCTTTCGCTGCGCTTTCGTGCTTATCACCTGTTGGAACGTTTTCACCTCTTCCATGCCCTGCACCTATGCCCTCTTTCACAATTCCATTAACGATCACCCTTACTCTTGCTAGGTAAGTAACGCAATACTTATCAGCGTGCACCAGATCCATTTTTAAAGTTTCTGACGTCCAATCAAAATTAAAGATTCTATTTGCTTCCCTGATGACGTGCCAACTTTCGAGATAATAAAGTTTGAATGTTTTATCCCTGTTAGCCCAACGCCAAGAGGTCTTGCCCTTATCAATTGGTTGATTTAGTGCGTTGACCTGTTCTTTTGTCAGATTCATCGACATAGATCAAAAATCCCTGATTGTTTTAGCTGATCTTTGCGCCCCTTCATGCCAACCTTTTAATGCGGCTCGTTCATCACCGTTTAGGTCAGAAATATCAATAGCACCTACAAGCAAATCCATCATTTCAACGCCATGCTCGGCTTGTTGCGCTGTAATTTCATGTTGCGTTTGTACTTGATCGTAAAATTTTTTGTTAATAGGATTCATGGGAATAAATGAAAAAAGTAAAATCACAGAATCCAGAGAGTTTTAAAAACTGAAAACGATAATCATAGCTCTAGGTCTTTTATAACGATACGAAAGCGTAGGGTCAACCCTTTACTATGCATATTTAAGTAGTCTTGTTTACATACGTTAAAACAATAAAGTCTATGACACTAATTTTTCCCATGACAATTTTGCTCCTTGTGTCCAGATAGTAACCAAATCAACAGATTCTATCCCCGCCCATTCACTTATAGCATCGTTATATTCGCATTTTCTAGCTGTTCCGTTTTTTGTGCTTTTTTCTATTTCTGGCACTGTGTAATTACTTTGCCCTGCAAAAACTTCTCGAAAACGTTTCAAAGGTAAACCCTTTTTATCGGCAATAGGTTTTAAAAACTGAGCTATTGATTCCCACGCTTCTTTTCTATCCATTAATTCCTCTGTTGCTTTACCTCTAAAAACTGTTCGACAAAACTCAGAAATATTAAAGGCAACATCCTCTGTGATTTTTACGCCCTCTATTTTATAGGTTTCGTTAATTGGAAATTCACCAACAAATAAACCGTAAAACTTCCAACCAGTAAGAACAGGTTTATTATCTGCATCTAAATAAGGTTTTGATTGCTTAAATTTGTCTCTAATTTCTTTGGTAAATTTGCCTGTTATTGATACAGCCGGGGGGTATTTTCCAGAGTCGATAATTTGGTTTAATTTTTTAAGCTCTAAAAAAGTTTCAGGTTTTAAAACAAGTTTGCCCGCCTCTAAATGTGAAAACTGAGAGTTATAAAGTTTAATGCCTGCGGCTTCACAGAGGACATGCAAATTCTGCTGAGACAAATTATACATTTCCCTGTTACGTCTAAACGATTCCCCAAACGCCGTTCTAATAGGATCTGGTGTTTGCGTAGGCATTTAAGCTATGGATAAGTACCGTTAGCTACTATAACTCGGGTCAACCCTAACGCACGTTTATATTCTTGAATCTAAGAAAATTAACAAAGGAACCTAGTTATAACTTAATTTAGCCAAAACTGTAATAAAAGGTTCTGTTGCTACTTATCGACAGTTACATTCCTTAATCTTTCTGCGTAGCCTTTCATTTTGATATTCAAGCTCTGCTGCTACCGCAAAAATATCTGATTGGCAAGGGATTAACTGTTTTTTTATCTCGTTAATTCTTTTTTGTCTTTCGGCCTCTGTGGAGTAGGTCACGGCCTTACTGCTTTGGGTCGGCTTAATATTAACAAATAATAAGAATACGTCAAATTGCCTTTTTACTACGTCTTGACACTAGATGCAGGTTGTGGCATTTTTACTGCGTACACGTAGCACTATGCATAGCGTATGGACACAGTTTCAATCCGAATTGACGATGAGGTGTATAAACGTGCTTTGAAGAAAAAACGCAAGTACGTAAGTGTGACAACGCATCTAAGCCTGTTAATCGAAGAAGCACTTGACATGCTTGACACAATGAAGAGGCCCCCGGGCCGATATTCATATTCTTCTAATTCAAGTTCTTTTGAAGAGTTAGAAAGAGAGAGTATGAGAGAGAAAGGAAGAGAAACTTTTCTTACTCCCGTTTCTGAAAACTTCATTTGCCACGATCCTGAAAAACACAAAGCATTTTTAAAAGAAACAAAAAAAACAGCCGCAAAAGATTCACCAGCTTTTCAAATTTGGTGGGAGACTTATAACGCCGCTATCGACAAGACTTCTAACCAATCAAAATCAAAAGCACGAACAGCATGGAAAGAAGCTTTAAAAGTTCAAACAGCAGAAAACCTCATAGAAGCCGCTAAGACAGCCGTAAAAGATCAAGCACGAAAGATAGGGGCTGATATATGGGTTGCACCCTTTCCTGACGCTCACAGATGGCTTAGAGACGAATGTTATACAGTTTTCTTAGAAGGCATTAAGCCTACGCAGGAAGAAAGGATTATTCCGGGGGTAACAGTCCTATGAATTATTCAAAGCTTTATAACCCTGACTTGGAGTATTACCCCGCTTACGTTTGGCCCATGGTTCCAAAAGCTTATAAACCCGGTCAACAAACCACATATCAGCTAACCAAAGATCCTGATCCAAAGAACGCTGAATTACAGGGGTATGTAATGGCTGGCCCCTGTCAGGTTGGTATGTATGACAAAGAAGGTTTTTATTGCACTTATCAGCCACCTGTTGAAGGAATTAGACCCGGAAAATATATTCGCGTTTTGTACGGGGAACAAATTAACGAGGCAAAAAGTAACTACGAAAGAGATAAAACTTATGCAAATTATGGAACATCAATTGAGGCAGTTATATGACATTTGGACTCTATAGAGTTGGGACACCAGAAAAAGCTAGAAAAATACTTTCAAAGTTACTTAAGGATGGAAAAATTACGATTCAAGATATAGATCAAGAGTCGCCGGGTGCTTCACATTTAAGAGAAATAGCAACGAAATATTACCCAGAAATAAAACTAAAACCCCACGTTAATTTATTAAGAACTAATGAACCTGTACAAGAAATTAAAGTATCAGAAGAACGAGACTTTCCGACTTCCCCCAGATCCAAATCTGTTGTTTCGAGAGAGCGATCACAAGTATTATTGCAAAATTCACAAGAGAATAGCCCCGTGGTCAATATCGACAATTTGTCGTGGTGAATCTTCATGGGAAGGCAAGACGGCAGCAATGGAAAGAGGCGACCAAATACATTTATGTTGGAATCGCTTTTTAGAAACAGGACATCCGGGTAATGCTGGCGAATGGGGTGAATGGGTCGGGATTTTATGCGAAGACCCCCTATGGAAACAATTAACCCCTATCGCTTTAGAGCATGAATTGGTAGATCGCAAGTTTTGGATAGCTGGGAAATTAGACGGCCTGTTTTATAACAACGAAACAGAAGAAGTTATTTTAATTGACCTAAAAACATTTGAAGAAAAATTAAATGAAAATGGTAAATGGTCAAAACCATCAGGATCACATACGAAACAGTTAGGCGGGTATATCGATCTTTTATATATCAATCATCCTCAAATTTCGATAGATAAAGCAATGATCGTTTATTCGACTCAAAGGCAAGTGATTTATAAAACGTATCCAGATGTTGAACGTTGCCGAGGTGATTACCAACTAGCCCGTCGAGCCTTTATCGACAAACAAAGAGAATTACACGCTTTTTAAAATGGCTTTTTATCAAACAATTGATCAAACAGGTTCCGCACTTAAGGAATCAAAGAAAAAAACAAGTAAGCAAGAGGATTTAATTTATTCTCTATTTGTTAAAAGGAATCAGCCTTTATCTCCATCAATGGTATTAAGTCAGTCTGGTTTAAATTGCCCTATTACGTCGATTAGGCGAGCAATGACTGATTTATGTAAGGCAGGCCGTATTGTTAAAACTGATCGTCAGGTAAAGGGAATGTATGGCAAAGCAGAACATTTATGGGAGCTGCCAGATCTAAAGGAACCAAAACAAGTGTCCTTATTTAATACGCCTAAGTATTGACATTAAGCAAGGGTCAACCCATTATGAAAACAATGAAACCAAAACGATGCGTGAGTTCAAAAAAGCAATATGGATGGTTTTACTATCTACGCCTGTTCTTATTGGTATTAATGATTTGGCCGATAGTGTTTCTTCTTACCCTGATAAAGCAACTCTCTATTTATCTGAAGACTATATTTCTACGCAGGCCTATGATTAAGGAACCAATCCATTTTATTAGGTCTGAAGCCGTGACAGAAATTAATGAATGGAACAATTACGACGATGAAAAAAAAACTATTGAAATAGCCCGATTTCTTGCAGAACGCAATTTTGACATACCAAACAAACAAAACAACGAGCAAAACGATTTAACCAAATTCCCCGAAATTCCTTACGATGATCCACTTAGATAGCGACCTTTTAAATTCACCTGAACGCATCCTTGCGGAATTAGTCAAAACAAAGCAAAGACAAAATGAATTAAAAAGTTTAGAGGCAGTATTAAAAGACGAATTAGAACAACATCGAAAAGACGGACGTATTAAAGGGATTTTCAAATCTCATGGGGTTACAGCTAATAGGCTTCAAACAAAACAGAAATATCAATATTCAGAGGAATTAACAAGACAAGAGGAAGCATACAAAACAGAAATTGATCAGAAAAAGGAACTAGAAATTTTAGATAACAAAGCAGTCAAGTTAGAAACAACAAGCTATTGGAGAATCACCGTTGACAAATAAAGAAAAAATAGAAGCCGCCGAGCGCAGGATTTTCGAGCTAAAAACACTTATTAAACATTGGAGGAAAGATGAAAATAATTAGTGTTGATATTGTTGGTGTACCTGTAGCGCAGGGCAGTTTAAAACGTACTGCCTTTGGTGTGATTTATAGCAACGATAAAGAATTGAAGTCTTGGCGACAGGATGTGATGACCTATTTGTTATCAGCTCGACCAGATGACTGGGAAATTGATTGTGCTTTTGCTGTTAGTTGTGAATTTCGTTTTATGCGACCTAAAGCGCATTTCGGGAAAAAAGGATTAAGGCCTAGCGCTCCTAGATATAAAACAACTAAAAGTGATACGGATAAATTAATTAGATCAATCGGGGATTCGATACAACAATCAGGATTAGTACGAGATGATAGTCAGATTATTAAATGGGTAGCAAGTAAAAGGTATTGCGAAACAGGGGAAAGTCCGGGGGCATCTATTACGCTAAGTAGTCAACCATGACGCTTAGACTTATCGACACCTTTAGCGGTATAGGCGGTTTTAGTTATGCCGCAGAAAAACTTGTTGGAGGATTTAAAACGGTTGCATTTGTCGAGTGTGAACCATTTTGTCAAAAGGTATTAAAAAAGCATTGGCCCCATGTCGAACAATTCCATGACATCAGAACCTACAACCCCGAACCATATTCAGCAGACGTTATTTGCGGGGGTTTTCCCTGTCAGTCAATCTCAAACGCGGGCAAGCGCGAAGGGATCACAGAGACTTCACAATCTGGTTTGTGGTACGAACTCTATAGAGTCATTTGCTCATTACGACCGCGATACGTCGTGTTGGAAAACGTCTCAGCAATCCTTTCTAGAGGAATTGGAATCGTTCTCGGAAACTTGGCCGAGGCAGGGTATAACTGTGAATGGTGTTGCATACCAGCATCGTATATTGGAGCCTGTCACCAGAGAGACCGGATTTGGCTTGTTGCCTACAGTCAGAGCGAGCGAACCGGGGAGTACAAGTCACGGTTACGGGGACAATCTGAAAGAAGGGATTTGCAAACAGATGTGCATACCAACGAAAAAATATCCTTTACATGGCGAAACACACCTCACGAGCTCAAAGGAAATTGGCGAGGATGGAGTATTAAACCCGTCCTTTGTCGAGGAAATGATGGGGTACCCTCTGGGCTGGACAGAACTAAAAGATTGAAGGCGTTAGGGAATAGTATTGTGCCTCAAGTTGCAGCGATACCACTACAAAGGGTTTTAGATTTAGAAAAACTTACTGTTATTTCTATACAAAAAATAACCCCGTGAACAAGGCGGGGCCAGTGATGGGGATTACAAAGAAGATAACCTTTATATTATTACTATGCAAGCGTATTAAGACTTATGAGACACTTATTGGACTTATTAGGTAAGCCGTTTGTTTATAGATCCCCTACCAATAAAATCGAAAGTTGGCGACGTATGGCAATGTTTTTATCTTCTAAGAAATTAAGAGAATTAACAGGGTATTCAGCCCATTCAAGTAAAGCCGTTTTATTGAGTAGATATATCAATGATGAAATGTCACATCTTAAGTAGAATAAATTTGCCCTATAATTTTTGCCTAGTTTATTTATTGAACAATTGAGTACGGGAAGATATGCCCTTTAACGGTCACACACGTTAGGGGGTTTTTTCTTGTCTACCGATTACGCCAATTCCTATTACGCCCAGTTCCTTCAAGTGCTGCGATCTTCTGTTCTAATAACGCTACCCGCTTAAACAGGCTTCTTACGTCCTTATCTTTTCTGTTAACCACAATACTAAGGGTAAATAAGAAAATAGAGACTACGGCACCAATACAGGCGGCTATAACTTCATTCATTGCTCACCCAATAACTTGTTCCATTTATCAGTAATTTCTCTTTCTTTATTTACTCTGTTTCTTATTTGTATTTCTACGCCTAAACCTGTAAACGTATTAGCGTGAGGATGTGCCGGGTTGTCACGCCCATCTAAAAAATATAATTTCTCCATTAATTCAGTACGGGCTGCGTTTTCCCAGATTGATAAGGGTTGACTCATCACTACAAGGCATTAGTTTATATATGGTAATACGTCTGAATAGTAAGTAAAGGCTTATGACTGACAACAAACAAAAGAGTCAACAAATAGATGTAAATAACGATGATGATGACATACCTGAATATCAAGACATGATCCTATTTTATTTAAGTAATGGGGTTAAAACGTTAGTGCTTGTCTGGAGTCTCAGCATTTTAAGCCTAGCCTATATTTCATTTCCACCAGTAATTAAAATAGGAAATATAGAATTTGAGATGCCTGACCAAAGACCCGACACAAGTTTTGCGAGTGCGATGTTAGGCACAGTCCTGACAAGTTATGGGCTGAATGTATCGAAGGGTGCATCAGCTAAAAAGAAAAACGGCGAAGGTGGAGGAGGTAATACACATACTATTTTTGTTAAATATCCTCCAACCGAGGTACAAGTTGTTACTAAAAAACCTGACTCTAATAACGCATGAAAAAACTATTTCTTCTTTTGCTATTAGCAGCTCCAGCTAACGCAGATCTTACGCATACAATTTCTAAATCAACTTCTCTTACTGTGGGAGCCGCAGCATCTCACGCCAAACGTATCGGGACATCGTTTGCAATTTCTGGGTCAGGGGTGGATACAACCGATGGCACGACGGCTAACACTGTCAGTGCTGGAACGGTTAGCTCAGGTATTTACACCCCAGGAGTAATTGCAGTAACTCAAGACGTGCCAGGCGCAGCATTCAGTTTCAGTTCTTCGCTAACTACTGGCGATGTTGTCCCAACTAGCGCAGTTACCACAGGAACCACTCCGAATTTTTCTGATATTGTGACCACAAAAGCAGGCACAGCAGGGTCGCTCGCTGGCACGATCACAGACACCGCTATCACAATTACAGCAGGATCAGAAAATACCGTTGCCGTTGGTCAGATAATTAATGAAATCAAAGTGGACTAAGATTGCTCTTCTATTTATTACTTTTGCCCCACAAGTTAGGGCAGAAAAAATAGTGCCAAATTTTCAGCAGGGAGTTTTACAAAATCACACGGAAACTAAGAGTGTTATTAATCGCGATCTGACTGTCTACGAATTTAGGACAGGGTATAGCCTGACAGTAGGTGGCACAAATGTAAAACCTTCTACAACAAATATTGCACCTTCAGGGTTTGTTAAAACACCTGGAACAGTATCAGGAGTCGCTACTACTTACGTTATGCCAGATCTCTCAACTAAGCCTCAGTACTCAATAGTTAGTGAAGGTGCATCCTTTAGTTATTACGAAACACTAGAAACTCCAGGGATAAAAAGTATGACAAAAATAATAGAAGAACAAACGATAGAAAGTATTTCAGATAGCACTTCTACTTTTCAATGAAAAAATATTTATATTTAGTAGCGTTAATATTACCTCTTCCTTGTTATTCACAAAGTATAAATACATCATCACAATCAACAGGAAGTGTAGTGAATCAAGCTGTCCAAGTGGTTCCTGCGAGACAATTCCAGTACCAGCTAGGAGCAAATCAAGTTTGCCAAGGAGCAACATTAAATATATCGCCATTCCTTAGTTCTACTAATAGTTTTGGATCGCCTTACCAACCATATTATTCTCGAAATATATATTCTACGAAAGATATAGAGGGTGCTTTTGATGCAGATAACAACCCAATTGGAGACGGCGAACCAGATGAGCCTACGAAAATAATTAGGACAGAACAAGTAAGAACAGGGATGCAAGAGTCTAATACAAGTTTAAATGCTGGCATAACTGCTACATTCAGTATTCCATTGTCTTTCAGATACCAAAAAATGTGCAGGCTTGGGATGCAAAGACAAGTCGAAATGTATGAGGCATCTTTAGCATCAAAAAGATTGAATTACGAAATGTCGAGGCTTGCTACGTGCTCGAAACACATTCGGGCGGGAAATATTTTTGTTGGAGAAATGGCAAAGATATGTGCAGATGTAAAAATAGTTTCGCCTCCTAATGTTCAACACACTCACCCTATTTCTTCCGATCTCTCTGTAACTTCCGACGCTCAAAAGTAGATAATACTTTTTGTTTTTTACCAATTATTTTTTTAACTTTAGCTATTAATTTTTTAAATATTGGCTTAAGAGCTTTAGTTAATATGGGTGTCAATGTAGCAGCGGTTGTAGCTACAACAGTTATTCCGAATGTAGTTGCAGCGACGCTCGAACTAGGGAGATACTTGTCTGCAATATTGGTTGGCCCCCATATCTCAAGGCACTTATCCCCGACCAGCTCGAACCCGATTAC